GGGGTTGTAAGGCCATAGGTAGTAGACATTAGTTTGTTGTTTATTGTCCTTAAAACTACTTTTAACAATAATCGCTCCAACATCGCTTAGTTCTTTAATTTTGCGACGAACAGTACGAGCATCAACTTTAAGTAAATTCGCAAATGAACCGTGAGAGGTGTTGGCAATAAATACTTCGCCCATAAGAATTGCCTTCATGTAACCAAAAAGAACTTTGGCCAATGGACTTAAGTCGGGGTGAACCAAAATCCACGAAGGCGTAATAATAGACTTTTCTCCAGTTAAATCGCCAATAATTGTTGCGCCATCAAACTTAAGAGAGTAAATCGCTTTGCCCTCATGGTCGTATCTATCTGCCCTCATTTGCTCATTCCCCTTTCAGCAAGCGTTTTGACGAGTTCGCCAATAATGCTTCCTTGTTCCTCAACGTCAACACCGTCAGTAACGGAGTTAACAACTTTTTTCTTCTTGTCTAACAGACTGTACATGTCTTCGTCAATGGTCTCAGGTGCTAGCAAATACCATGCTGTTGCACCGTGCATGTCATTAACTCGACCATAACAACGGCTGGCACATTGCTCATGTATAGCAGGTGTCCAACCTAGTTCACAGAAGACTACATCACTTGCGGCTGTAAGTGTTAAACCCTCACTAGCGGCTGTCATGTTTGCTACAAATACTCGTACTTTCGGGTCGTTCTGAAACGAGTCCACTGCATTCTGTCGTTCTTCGACTGAAACTCCGCCACGAATCTTCACTGCTACATCTTGGTACCGAGCATACAGTTTTTCAACCATTTCGATATGTTCCGCAAAAACAATGACCTTTTCACCCGTACCGGACTCTAGGAAGTTGTCCAACCACGAAGCAGTGCTTTCAAACTTGATTTTCGACACCGCATCACGAAGTGCGGTAATACGAACAAGATTAACCGAATTTTCAAGGGCAATCTTCTTGCCCCAGTAAGCACTAGAGCCGTCACTGCCTTCTTCTTCGGCAATATCACGCGCACGTTGAGCAAAATACTCAACAACGTCGTCTTCGACTACCTTGTATGAAGCCATTTCTTCAGTAGAAACTGATAGATATTGCACGGCGTTTCGTAGTTCTGGCAGTTCTCCATAAACGTCCATTTTGTTGCGACGTACAAAACAGGTTTCACGCATTTTTTCGTTAAGTTCTTTGGTATTAAGAGCAACATTGCGCTTTGGTGCGTAACGGTTCTTAAATCTCCAAACGCCACCGAAACTGTCCAACTGACCAATGGCTTCAAGTTGTGGAATTAGTTCTTCGGGGCGGTTCGTAATCGGCGTGCCGGTGAGTAGGAGTACAAAGTTCTCGGGTCCAAGCGACTTCGCCAACTTCATAACGGCGTCAGTACGTTTAACTGTCCAAGTTTCTCGGGGGCGAATTGCCAACGCACCACATTCTTTGCATACTGCGGTGTTTGCTCGGCACGGTTTTTCACATTCCGGGCATCGCCACTTTTTCTGCCCGTTTTTAATAGCGTGAGATTCGTCTACAACTAGTGAAACAAAGCCATGTTCCATAATGTTTTTGTTGCGTTGATATAAAATATCGTAATTAACAACAATTACATCACAGGGTTCAATTTCCTCTGACTTACCACCATTGAGTATCGAAACGGTCAAATTTGGAAAAAATTTTTTAATTTCCCGCTCCCAATTTATTTTTAATGTATTAGGACATACAACAACAGCAGGGAAAGCGTCTTCCGATGCAAGGGTAGCAATGGCTTGTGCCGTCTTCCCAAGTCCCGGTTGGTCGCCCAAAATGCCCTTACGGACTTGCTTCAAATAAGCAATTCCGGCTTTTTGGTATGGAAGGAGCGGGATTTGTATGCCCGGAACATCAAGGTCAGCGTTCAAAGATTCCGACGCCTCACGCATGGTTTTGGCCTCGTTCATTACATTACGAGCGGTTTCCATAAGGCTGTCTTCAATAGTGAGGTTATGCAGAAGGGCAAAACGAATCGCTTGCATAATGTCACGTTTAGGAACTAGCCAAGAACGAGATTTTCCGTTCCATTTTGCGCTAGGAACAGAAGATTTAATGGCCGTAATCATCTTGGGGTCGTAGTTAAAGCAGATAATAACGGAATCCCCGTCCATTTCCACTTGAAACTCTTTGCCCGAATCAGTAAAATACTTTTTAACGTCTGAGTCTTGCAATTCAGGCGCCAATGTGATATTATGTGTGTTAGCAAGATTGCGAACTTCTATTATGGAAGAAAGAGGGAAAGTATTAACTTTCATCTCCCCATCCCAACGACGACCCGGAATATTGCGACTATCCTCAACAAGTTGTTTGTTATACTCGGTTTTCAAAATAATAACATTATTTTGAATCCAAGCGTAATTGTTTGCAGGAACGTTTTGCATGTTACTATTATAACACAGAAAGTTCCGTTTGTCAATACTTGACACAGAACAAATGTTCGGATAACATGTAGAGAAATTTGAAATTTGAAAATGGAGGTTTTATGGCAAAGAAAGCGGTAACTCAGGGTAAGGACAACTTAGCCTTAGTTTTAGCAGAGATTAACAAGCAGTTTGGTGCTGGTTCTATTATGAGCCTGAGTCAATCAGACGTAGTGCCTGTTGATGTAATCACGACTGGTATTTTGCCATTGGACCTTGCCCTTGGTGTGGGTGGTCTTCCTAGGGGTAGAATTGTAGAATTTTTTGGGCCACCTTCTTCGGGCAAATCCACCCTTGCTCTTCACGTAATTTCTGAAGCGCAAAAAATGGGACTGACATGTGCCTACGTTGACGCTGAGCACGCCCTAGATGCCGTTTACGCGGACGTAATTGGGGTTGACCTACCCAGCCTACTAATCAGCCAACCCAACACCGCAGAACAAGGTTTGGAGATTACTATTCGCCTTGTAGAAAGTGGTGAAATTGGTGTAGTTGTTATTGACTCTGTTGCCGCTTTGGTTCCCCGCGCTGAAATTGAAGGAGAAATGGGCGATGCCCATGTTGGACTTCAACCAAGGTTGATGGGACAAGCATTAAGAAAGTTGACAGGAACCGTATCAAGAACGAATACTTTGGTTATTTTTATTAATCAATTGCGTGAATCAATTGGAAAGATGTATGGGCCAAGTGAATACACACCAGGCGGTAAGGCATTGCCTTATTACGCTTCGGTTCGACTAGACATTCGACGTATTCAAACCATTAAAAAGGGTGAAGAAGCAACCGCTAACCGAACCCGAGTAAAAGTTGTAAAAAACAAAGTTGCACCACCGTTAAAACAGGCTGAGTTTGACCTTGAATATGGCGTTGGTGTTCCAAAAGCCAATGCTCTTCTTGATTGTGCTATTGACACAGGTATCTTGCGCCAGTCTGGTGCTTGGATATATTATGAGGGTGAGCAGTTTGCAAACGGAAGATTGAAAGCAAAGGCTAAATTAGAAGAACAACCAGAATTGTATGAAACTATATACAATCAGGTAATTGCTACAATGGAAAACAAAAATTTTAAAATAGGACTTGACAATGACGAAAATTAATGCTAAACTAGATAACGAAAAGAAAATTACAAAGGCAATTGAGAAGTGGTACAACAAGCATGCTTACGGTCCGAGTTATCGTGACCTATCGGAGATGACTGAAATGTCCCTAGGAAATGTCTTTAGTGCTTGTCAGCAATTGAGGGAAGCAAAAGTAATTACTTTCCAAGATGGTGTAGCAAGAACAATAAAACTATTGAATAAATAAATACAAACAAGAAAGGAATAATAAAATGGGCAAGCATTTGAAGTGGGAGGAACCGCCAGTAAAATCGGCTGTTCCTCGAAAGAATACAAAGAAGTATCGTACAAAAACGTATGCAACACGTTTGAAAGAGAAGCCGGGTCAATGGGCTGTCATTTATGAAGGTGACAAAGTTGGTTCTGTTCCAACATCACTTCGTGGTCCAGAATTTGAGCGAAAGCATGGTCGGGAGATGGTCGGTCGAAAGATTATCCACCGCGTCTATGTTCGATACATTGGAAACAACGTTGATGTTGCTCCTATTGAAGAGTTGGTGTCACACCCTATTGATACCGTTGACGAATATCAAGAAATGATTAAGTCAATGGTGGCTGATGCAGTTCGTCAAACCATCAGGGAACTTCAAAAGGAGAGTGTTCAATGAATAAAGTAAAAGTAATCCCAGTATGGGATATGTCAGAGGAAGACTGGCTTGAGGCTCGTGAAGGTGGTATTGGTGGCAGTGATGCCGGTACTGTTTGCGGTGTTAATAGGTACAAGTCTGCTTACGCCTTGTGGGCTGAGAAGTCTCACATTGTAGAACGTGACCCTGTGGTTGGCGAAGCCATCCGCATTGGACATAAGTTTGAACGTCCTATTGCTGAATTCTACGCCGAAGAAAATAATAAAGCCGTTGTTGAATGGCCTGTTATTTTGTGGTCAGAAGAAGAAGGTCGTGAGTTTATGTTTGCGAACCTTGACTTCTTGATTGTTGAACCAAGTGATGAGTTTCCTGCTGGCAAAGTACAAACTTGGCGTTTTGATTACGCACCACCAAACATCTTGGGTATTCTTGAGGTTAAGACCGCCGGTATTGCTGGTCCAGGAAATCCTGGCGCATGGGCAAACAATCAAGTTCCACCAAGTTACATGCTTCAGGGATATCACTACGGTGTTGTAACTGGTTATACCAATATAACTTTTGCGTGTCTACTCGGCGGTGCTGGACTTCAAGTTCGTGAAATGCAATGGGATGATGAAATTGCAGAGAACATGGTCATTGCAGAGCAACAGTTTTGGGATTGCATTAAATTTGGTAACGCTCCAGAAACTGACGGTAGTGATGCAACTGAATCAGCACAGCAAAAACGTTACCCTCGCCACGAAGAAGGCAAGGGCGTTGAGGGTGGTTCTGATTTGCAGGCTATTTGGGATGAATTTACAGAAGCAAAAGCCCGTGCGGACGAAGCAGATACTCAACGCAAAGCATTGCGAGCAAAGATTCTTGAAATTGTAGGCAGTGCAGAGTTTGCTACCGTAAATGGCAAGGCTATTCTTTCTTACAAGGCAAGCAAGGATGTTGAGACACTTGACACCGAACGACTTAAGGCAGAGGCTCCTGAGATTTTTGAACAATTTAAGAAGACTCGCCCCGGTTCAAGAACTTTACGACCGTTAAAATAATGAACTTGACAAAATCAAATAAGTGTGTTACACTTGTACCAGTCTTAAAGAAGACTACTATTGTGAAAGGAAATAAATAATGCAGAGTGAATCAATCAATGAATTAATTACGGCACTCGTTGCGGCTCAGGCAGAATTTTCTGCTGTGCCCAAGGGTTCTGTTAATCCGTTTTTTAAGAGTAGGTATGCGGCGTTGCCAGAAGTAGTTGCTACTGCTGGTCCTGTACTTGCTAAGCATGGACTTGCTGTTAGTCAGTTTATTACTTACGACGAAACTGGAGACTTGCTTATGACGCATCTACTCCACACTTCAGGTCAGTACATGGCTTACGCAATGAAGTTACACATGGTTAAGGCAGACCCAATGGCGCAGGGCAGTGCTACAACGTTCGCTCGTCGTTATGCCTACATGGCATGCTTGGGGCTTGTTGCGGATGAGGATGACGATGCAGTTACTGCAAGTCCACTTTCAACTGGTCAGGCTATTAAGCCAGAACCTAAGTCAGCGCCTACACCTAAGCAGGACAACACTCTCGGCAACGCAGTTGCTAAAGCGGCTGGTAAGCCAACAACCAACATGGCAACCGAGAAGATGTGCAAAATGATTTGGGCTATTAGTCACAGTTCGCTGGGCTTTGATGACCCAACAATGTATGACACTATTGATAACGTTACAGGTAGGAGAGTTCCGAAGTTGGAGCAACTTACTTTTGACGAAGCGAAGTCTGTCATCGAACACCTACAATCACTACAAAGCAATTAGGAGATAAAGTGAATTCAATTATTACCGTTACCGGAAACCTTACCCGTGAGCCTGAGTTAAAGTTCGGGGACAATGGCCTAGCACGAGTTCGATTTGGGCTTGCATCTACTCGCCGTGTTAAGGAACGTGAAACAACAAGTTATTACGACGTTATTGCTTTTGGAAAGACCGCAGAAAACGTACACGCATCACTTGCGAAGGGTGCTGCTGCAATCATTAGCGGTCGTCTTGAGGTTAAAGACTTTGAACGCAAGGATGGAACCAAGGGAACAGCAGCAGAAATTGTTGCTGAAGATGTTGGCGCTTTGCTTAAGTTTGCAACAGTCTCAATTCAAAAGAACGAAAAGGGAACTTCATCTGCGCCAGCAGGTACCAACCCATGGGATGAAGAAGACTTTTAATGTCTGAAAAAACCAATTACTCTGTCCCGCTTAGTTACATGCGTATTGAAGAAACAATGCGTCACGCCATGAATCAAATGGAAGACCTTACATCTTCATTCGCTGTAACGGCGGACGAGTTTGGTAGAGCAGAAGCAACTTATGAAATCGCTTATGCCAAGAGTCGTTTGTCGGCTCGGTATGAGGGAAGTCATAATGGATTAAAGATAACCGCCGACATGGCATCTGACCTTGCAACAACCGAGACGGAAACCGAACGACTTGCAATGGAAGCAGCCAAGGCAAAGCATGATGCAACACGCCAAGCACTCTTATCGGTTCGTAGCCGTGTAGAGGCCCTGAGGAGCCTTATGGCTTCCTACCGAGAAGCAGGAGGGTGATGAATGTCATACGAAAATGAAATTCAAACGTACATTCTTGAACTAGAAAAAACAGTTGAAGAATTACAAAAAGAGACAAGCAAACTTCGAATTGAACTTGATAAATCGAAGCGTCTCATTTCTATTCTTGACAGTCAACAGCAACACGTTGACCTCTAGTGGAAAGACGTAAGCGCCTCGTAGTTAAAAAGGCTCTTAAAAGAAAATCCACGCTTAACACACGTTCTATTTTAAAATCAGAGAAGGGGCTG